ACTGTCCCGCCTGCATCAGGAGCAAGAGTTGGAACAGTCTCCACCTGAACAACCCCGTACTGTTCAAGAGTAACAATACTTCCATCATTTAAACGAACGCCTGTACGTGTTGAGTTAACGTATGTTGGCCCAGTAAAAGAGTAAGCAATAGCAACTGTTCCGTCTGTGTTGATTGCGGCAGTAATAATGATGTTGGTTACTTCACCTAGTCGTGAAATAGGGGCACCGCTACAACATGGTCGTGCTGCAATATCAATTTGAAATCCGCCATCACTAGAGTTAATGATGAGGTGCTCATCTGCGTGACCTTGCGGGTAGACAAACCAATCCATGCTGTACAAAGATATTGAGGGTGTGCGTGGATAATCCCAATAAGTATTATCTGGGCGACCAAAAGTAATTACTGAATTAGTGGTTGCGTATACTGAAGTAAATTGTTGCCCGTCAAAACTAATAGTTGTAGTAACTGGTACTTGATACGATACATCGTCACCACCACAAGTTTCAATAGTTGTTACTGTGGGGGTTTCACCTTCAGGGGTAGGAGAAGCAGCCGCAGCAATGGCTGCAGCCTGATTGGTGTTTACGCAAGTAGCGTAAGCAGTATCAACAAATAGTATGGGAAAGAAAGCGGCAAATAGTAGAACGTTTAGTGCTGCGAATGTACGCAGTGCTTTCAAGTATTCCCCTCGGAATGCTTCGTGCCCTCTTCAAGTAATTAGATTATAGCGGTTTCCAATTTTTATTAACGATGAACTTATCATTTGTACTAGTTGAGTTGTAACTTTCTCCCTCAACACCACGTCCGCGGCTTGCCCAAGAAACAATGCTTGGTTCTGCTTTTCCTTTTGGAGAAAAGTCTGGTGTGTAATTAAAATGTTGTTTAATATCACGACGTTGATTAACCATTAAAGTTTTACGGTTGAGTTGCTTACTCATGAACCAAGTCCTCCAACAAAACCTGCTGCAGTTCCACCCATTCCAGCACCGTCTGTTGCTGCCGCTGGCATTCCATCAGTTGCAGGAGTTTGACCATCACTATGTGAAGAGCGGTCATCATCTGGTCCAACAGTAGGTTGGTGATTAATTAATTCTCCAACTACATATGGATAACCCCACGTATACCCATTACCAACATACCCAGACTCGTGCTTACGACGGTACCTACGGCGCTGTTGCTCTTCTACGTTTGGTGCTGCTGAAAACTGAACAGATAACGGGCTTGTTGTTGGCCCTGTTACATACTTACCAAAAGTTCCCTTTGGACTTCCAAAGTAACCATCACCGATTGGCATAGTTAAAGACTCCTTCTGGGTCAAATACTTGCATTGATTTTGTTACTAGTGGGGTTCCCATTTTACGCCCGTGATGTCCGCAAAAATAAAGTTCACCATTAGCAAGAGTTGCTCTCACCATTGCTTGGGCGCCGCATTTATCGCAACGGTCTAACGCTGTAAGCGGACGATGCGTGTCTACGGCAACTGTCATGAACTAAACCCTGGCTTTGGTAGCGGCTTATTAGAATTAGCCGCCATTGAGTTCTGTGCACCAGAGACGTTGACCCCAGCAGGACCATCAAACTTTGTTGTCTCAGGCATGGCTTGTTTATTAGCAGTCATTGCCTGGCTACCAAACTGCGGTTGAGAAATCATGTGTTTAGTTTACTCCTTCAGAAGATGGTGTATGCTCCAACCATGCCTAAGTATGAATATGCCTGTATCCAATGCGACTTAGATTACGAAAAAGAGCGCAGCATTCACGATGCCGCACCAGAGTACGTGTGCGACGTTTGTGGCTACGCTCTTCAACGTGTCTACAACACTTTTGGCCTCCAGTTTAAAGGTGGAGGGTTTTACTCAACTAATAATTAGTTGTAGTTTGGGTCGTCTTCTTTGGCAGGTGCTGCAGCCCTTGCTGCGTCTGCTGCTTGGCGTTCTTCAACTTTTAAGTCTGCAACTGTCTTTGCACCCTTATCAACTGTTGAAAACGCTGCATTGATTTCGTCAAGTGTTAACTTTCCGTCATCCATAAACGCACGAGCCAACTTCTCAACAACTGCTGCTACGGCTGTAAGACCAGCAACAAGCATTGCTTTTGCAACTGAGATACCAGCAACTGCACCAGCACCAATAACTCCAAGACCGCTTGCTGCAAACACTGCAACAATACGCATCAATACGTTATTTAAACTCTTCATGAACATATACCTGTCTCGATTCCCCCTCAAGGATTAGGTACCATTATCAGTCCTGTTGGATTCCCATACGTTCTAAATACTTACCTTTTTCACCCATGAGGAAGTATTCAATGTCCTTCTTACGAAGGTCAATCTGTTGTTTGATTTGAACAACGACCTCATCGTCCAGTTCATCTTGATGCTCTTCAAACTCAGCAATAGCAATATCAAGAGTCTGCTGCATCATGGCAGCACGCATCTGTGCGTCATTCCATAGGAATTCAGCGTGCTCAATTTTGTTTTGTAATTTCTTATCTTGTGTTTTTGACATTAACCAACCCTATCAGAATGTGAGGAGCAGTTTGTGCGGGCTCATGCTCAGGAGCCGCTTATGAAGTTGTAGGGATATCTAACTACATAGTGCTGTGATGTACATCACAAAAGGTTACTTAAATTGTTCCTTAGTAAGAAATGGGCCAGAGGTATTGGCATCTATCTTTTCTGCAATTTTAAGAGCCGCTAGTGGCTTTGCACCAGCGTGGAGAGCGCCTATAGCGTAAGAAGAGCCAGAACCTACTCCGTAGATGCCGTCATCACTCATACAGATAGAGCAGTCATCTGCAACATCAAATACCTCACCGCAGACTGCAATGAGGAAGTTAAAACGAGAATCATCACCTTTTCCATCTCCTTTACCCTCATTAAAGTCGTGACCGTTCTCTGTTAAGCATTTTCTGAGAGAAGGCATTACTTTTGCAATCATAAAATGATAAATATCTTGGCGGTCTTTTAGTGAAGGTTTTGGCGGAATCCAAATGTGCTGAGCAATATCACAAGGCCCTACTTCTCCAGAACCAGCAATAAGGTACTCGCCACGTTCTGTAATCTTTTCCATCTTGGGATGGTGGTAGATGCGACCATCGTCACCAGTTACTTGATTGTCGGCAGCAAAAACTACCTTGTCGTCATATTGCACGGCTACAATCGTTGTCATATCCACCCCTTCGATAAAGAACCCCCCAAGGATACCATCAGGTACCCATGGAGGGTTGTAAGGTCAGAAATGTCCGATTAGAGGAATTTAATCAGTTCTGCCCAAGTTTTAGGGCCGATGATGCCGTTTGAGTCCACCACGTCGTGGTTATCTTGGAACTTGATGACGAGAGCCTTAGTTGCTGAGCCGTAGTCACCGTCTGCTAGAAGTCCGAGAGCCTTTTGAACGACCTTGACAGACTCGCCCTTGTCTCCTGGACGAATCTGTCCTGGAAATGCTGGCGCCTCAACTGATGGGACTTTAGCCTGTACTTCGTTGCCCTTATAATTAGGGCGACCCCAACCAACGATAGAGACCATAACTTTTTTCTTGTTCACCTTGTAGCCACGAATCTGCTCACAAACTTCGCCACCATTACGTTGGCTTCCTGTTTTTTTACCTGAAGTGTTACCTTCAATAGTTTTAACAACACCATCAGAATCAATGCCTGTGCAAATACCTACGTGAGAGATTCGGTCAACGCCATCTCCTGGAAAATCAAAGTACAAAATATCTCCTGGCTGTGGTGATTGACCGCAATCAGCCTCAAACCAAGTGCCCATCTTCTTAAATGCTGCAGCGCCTGCAACTGTAGAGACAGTATTAGGAATTTTGATTCCTGCCTGGTTAGCGCACCACATGACGTAGGAGCCGCACCATGGCAAGAAGTTAGCCTTAGTAAAGGCACCGTACTTTGTCTCGTTATCTTTTGGGCCTTCAATAGTCCCAAGTTCTTTTTTAGCAATTTCAATTAAAAGTGATGCTGTTCCTTTTTCTGCCATTACTTAACCTTCTTTTCTGGTCTCTTTGCAACACGAACTGTGGAGTTACGTTCTGCATCTTCTTTTTCTATTTTTTCTTTATTTAATGCACGTGTTTCTTTTGCCTTTTTATTCTTTACTTCAGTTCGAATATCAGGGCGACCAATAAGACGAATTTTTTGTGGTCCTATTTTAGTTGACTTAGCCATTACTTACTCGCTTTCATGTTTATGTTCACAGTCTCTTGCTAAATCTTGCACAACGTAATATTTATCGCAATAACCACATTTCCATTTATCATATTGTTCTCTCATCTACCTCTTCTTTGGCTTGAAGTGCTTATGCTCATTTCCAAATTTAAAGTGTTCAATTTTATGAAGATGTTCGTGAAATTCAGTTGGGCTCATGCCATTTGTGTCAGGACGTGATGTGGTCCACACATTACCCGTTGGGTCTGTGGTCACATTCTTAGCATGGTGGTTATCAATATGGTATTGCAAATCGCTATAACCTTGGCGCATAGTACGCCATTCGTTATGGTCAGAGGTTATCTCTGGAATCCACGGGGTATTAAGACGCTTAGCGTATTTGTTGTGGAAGTCTTCGCTCTCTTCTCTTGGCTCCATTAATCCTCCTCGCAGATACATTTGCAGGTATCAGATGTGCAGACCCCATACTCAATCGCGTGGTCACACTTAATGCATTTAGCCATGGTTCAAGGATAACCTAAATTACTTAGGCTTTTCCTATGACCTTAAAGCCAGATTTAGAGTTTACGGTAGCCACAAAATTTCTGACCCGTTGCATATCCTCATTATCGTTGGGGTCCCAGTCAACGTCCTTAAGCCATGCGTGGTTGGCTTTGGTTGTCTCGTGCATCTCCTTGGCATCCATAGGTTCTACCTTGTAGATGTTCTTACCCCATTGACCTGCGTGGTTGGGGTCGATGCTGGCATAAGCATGGTTATGGTTACGAGGTTCTACTACATCTCCAGGCTTGAACTCTACATTTGATGCATGGAACAGTTGCTGAGAAAGAATCTTGTGGGCGCTCATGCGGACTCGTGTTGTTCCCAAGATGGCTCTACTTCTCCTGCTTTACGACCTTCAATAAAATGATGCAACTTAGTTACTTGAATTGGGGCTCCACGGCGAATTGTAGTTTCTTTTTCTGAATGACTAGGAGCAAAAATTCCTGAACCACTATCGTAATCTCCACCACCATACTCATGCCACTCTTTTGTATGAGGTTGAACTACGTGGTCTGGATGCACTTGGGCTTCAATCACAACTCCATTACTGTCATGGATTGGGTGATATGGTTGTGCAAAACCTTTGGCAGACTCTATATCTTGTGACCAATGAATGCCAGCAAAGCGTGTGTTTACATCTTTTGGGTGCACAGGAATACCACGATAAACCTTAATAAACTGTTTACTTAGATTGTCTGCAGCGCTCATTTGCCTAGTAGTTTTCTTCGCTCTTCGTTTTTCTTTTTGCTTGCTGAGTCTAATCGTGGCAATTTTCCGCCAACTTTTGAAGCCCACTCATCACCAGCCATAGTTCTTTCATTGGAATGCTTTGGTGCTGGAGATTGTCCCATCTCAGCCAATTTGTGTCCACGTTCCCAAAGAGAGGTAGCAACACCTAATCCCTGATATTCAGGGTCAACGTGGATAGCCTGTACTCGACCTGTTTTACCGTGCCAAGTCATTTTTCCTAAAACCTTGTTGTCTGAGTTTCTTGCTACTAGACGATGAGCAGCACCTGTGGTATCTCCTGGATAGTGACGAAACTGTACACCTGAGAGATTGCGGGATGCACTAGGGTCATGTCTAGGCATTTCTTTCATGCCACCACCCATAAAGCGATTAATCTCTACTGCGTTAAGCGCTTTAGCCAACTGGTTGTGTTCATCAACACGCTGTTGCGGTGTGCGTTTCATGCTTTCCCCTCACGTGGAGGATTGTATGTACGCTTACGAGTCTTAACCTCTGTCTGGTCTTTTGAACGACGAAGAGTAGTCATGCCAGTGACTCTAACAGGAGCACCCTCTTTAGTCATGACTTCTGCTTCTCCATGAGGGTCTTGACGACTAAAGTTAGCAAAACCGCCCTGCTTCATCTTTTCAGTATGTGTTTCTACAGAACTCATAGGGATTTCCGCATGAACCACTCTTGCGTAGTCTGTTCTCCAACTTGGCTCATTGCTTCGACTGCTGGGGTGGTTAGCAAATTCTTTAGCAACCTGCTCATCAGCAGACCAGTGAGTACCAAAGTTCTTTGTGTCTAAACGATACTGAGAAGACTTGCCCTCTCTAGGATAGTGAGGGTAGGAAAGATTAACGCCACGGTGTGCTTGAAAAAATAGTTCGTTAGATAGTGGAGCGCTCATCCGTTGCGACCATTCTCTACATACCCAGCCTTGCTTGGGTCAAAATCTGTAAAACGTTTCTTAATATAATTACGGTCTTCTTCAGGTCCGAGTACAGAAGCAACTTGACCTTTAACACGAAACCCTGCTTTCGATTTAAATGCACCTGAGTTGTGTTCTTGAGTATCTTCTTGTAAATCACCCATTGGCTCTACCTCGTAGATGTGACCGTGGTGAACAGGGTACTCGCCACCAGGCTTTGCTCCAAAACCTGAACGTGTTCTGTCGTGAGTGTGCGATAATGCATAATCAAGTTTGTTTGTTGCCCAAACTATTCCTTCAGGTTGTCTGACTACATCACCAGGCTTGAGTGTTTCAATAGTTCCATGAAATAATTGATGCGATAGAGGTGCGCTCATAGTAGTGGCGCCTTTGAACGCTGATATTGAAGGTCGTTATCATCATGGTGCTCTACAGGCACTAACATATTAGGGTTAACTTTGTTTGCACCAATTACACGGTGATGACCGTTTTGAAGATAACGACCAGAGTCATCGTGGTAAACTTCTACAGGCTTTTGTACGCCTTCGTTTCTAATTGACTTCTGCAAACCAGTAACTTCATTGTCACGCAACTTAGATGTAATCATGTCCTTGCGTGATGAGTAGTTAGGGGCATCCATCATTGGAATCTTGTTTAGTTCGTGTGCTGGCATAAACATCGCCAGTTGCTGATGAGATACGACGCTCATTTGTTTCCCTCAAGTGGTAATTCATCTTGATGGAATTGCTGCTTGTTTAAATGGCGCCCAGCAAATATCCCACGAACTAATTGACTACCAGAATAAATTTTTTTTTCAGAAACAGGCTTTGCCCTGTCATAATCATAAGGAGAATAGTCTTTGTTAAAGTATGTTTTTGCCATTTTGCGTGCACCCTCTGCACCCTCTGCTTTAGTAATAGAGTTACGAGGAGTATGAGGAACGTAAGAATCTACACCCTCTATCCCTTTTTCTTTCATTGCTCCCATAATACGAGCCACGATTGGTTGGCTTTGTGGAGACAAGTCATGGCTTGCAGCAGGAAGTTGACCAAACTTCTTCATAGAGTGATTAGCAACAACACCTAATGCAGTTGCAACATCTGTTCTGGCATTGTCAGTAGCAGATAAACTGATGATGGTAGGAGGGTGTGCTTTACGGTGTGGTTCGTCCCATAGAGTGTGTTGATATTGTTCTCTTCCTTCAAAAGTACCAGTTCCTCTTACCCACTCTGCATTATATTTAGGGTCAGACTCTTGTAATTCTGGAATATGGGGATGAGATAACTGAACGTGAACTGCTTCTTTGCCACGCTTAAAAACAAAGTGGTCTGCATCTGTAACTTCTTTATGTTCGGCATTGTAGTTATTGTGAACATCTAATGGGTTGGCAATAACTTTACCCCTAAGTTTACGTGGTTTTGTCATTGGTTCTTAAAATCAATCATGCCCTGCATCTGTCGAGCAGATAGCAATTGAGTCTTTGGAACATGTGGGACATCGCCACCAACTTTTTTTGCCCATGCATCTCCCGCACGAGTGCGAGAGGTTCCGTGCTGAGGTGTTGGTACACCTGGAGTTGTCTCTGCATGCTGCTGTGCTGCATGCCACAACTCAGATGCAAGACCCTGACGACGCATCTTTGGGTGTGTCTCTATAGCATCGACTTTGCCTTCGCGGTTAAGTACCATGTTAGAGATATATTTGCCAGACTGTGCATCAGACATGATGTACCAGTGCGGGTGATTGCGTGTGATATTAGGGACGTAATGAACTATATGTCCTTCTGATGATTCCCAAGATTCTGGCGCTGCCTTATCTGGATGATTATTGCGAATATGTGCGGCATGTCTATCTTCTGAAAAAAACGATGCAGGACAATGACTACAACCTAATGCAGGAATTTTATGTCCTGTTTCTGTTTTAATCGGTAGGTCGCCACCGTATTGGTCTGTTTGTTCGCTCATGCGTGTGACCTCGCCCAATTGACGTGACGCTTTACACGAAAGCCTTGTTCGGATGTGCGTACATCTTTTCGATTAGTTAGTAGAGATGGTTTCTTTTGCAATGTTTTGTCTTTTTCTAATGGCTCTACTTCATACACAGAACCAAAGAGAGTGTGACGGCCCAATGCACGAGCACCTGCGTAGTTATACGCCTCATCGTAGTTGTGTGTTGCATACGCCTCTGTAAGGCCACTGATTACTTGTGGAGTAGGTTTGATAATATCTCCAGGTTTCATGTTCTCAGTAGTGCCATGAAAGAGTGGCTTAGACAAGGGAGCGCTCATGAGTTAGCCTTTACTGCAGCAGTTATTTGATTTTGCTTGTAACGAGGAATCTTCTTCCAATCTTCGTTCCAGGTTTCTTTCATCTTTTGAACTCGTGAGTCAGAACTAGCATCTTGCCATTTGTGAAAATCTGGAGAGATAGGAGCAATGAGACCTAATTGGTCAGGTTTGTAATTTGGGTCTAAAGAGTTCTCTTTAGGAACATAACCCCATTTAAAAGATTTGCCGTAATGTTTGTCCCAATCAGGAGCAGGTGCAGTGCCTGGCTTTAACATGGTAGGACTAGTCACATTCATGGTGTGAGGTTTAAATTGAACTTCGGAAATATTTTGAAGTGCCATTATTCAAACTGCCTTGGGCTCAAGTTAACGTTCTTCATAATATGTTTTACTTGTTGGTCCATCGCAGCGTTATCCCACGAAGCAATTGATTCTTTATTTGATTGATGCTCTTGCTCTAGTGAGCGATTGTCGTGCGGATGCGCGATGTGAGAGTAATCAGGGTTGTGGTCTAACTCTGATGGGTTATGCGCCCAGCCCTTTGATGGCTCGCTCCATTGAGCGCCATGGATATCGTGAGCAACTTCTTGTGGCACGACTTGCACGCCACATGTAGCGCATTTGGCCGCCTTCATTACTTAGCCTTCTCAGGTGGATACTTATCAAGAATCGCCTTGATGCGCCCGTCCTTTGCAACACGCACGATGTGACCATCTTTAATCTGAGTTCTATTGAACCCGACTTTAGTCTTCACGTACTTAGGCATGAACACAGTGTGACAGATTTCGCCCCCGCACGTTTTTCAAACCGACGAGGTGTTTTTTCCCAGTAACAACTTAAATATCTAGAGACTGCTCAAACTCATCTAGCGGGATGCGCCACGAGCCCTCTGGGGCATAGCGCCACTCATCTCGCTGACAGTCTTCCATACGCATCCAGCCATATATCTCAACTTCAGAGTAATAATCTCTATCTAAGACACGTGCTCCCACTAACAACCAGCCAGGATGAATATCCTTGGGGAAGACTGGTATCTCATCACGTGTACGAATTGACTTGACCTCGATATTAGGAAAGACATCAGGATATTCAGTTCTAAAGGCGTGCTCTTCATTGGGATAGAAGGGGAATGACATTGACTTCTTATACAATTTTGCAACGGCATACTCGGCAACGATAGTTCTTACATTGGCGGCAATTTCTGGCTCTAACTTTGACTTGTCTTGATAGTTAGGTCTATCGATGCTTCCGAATTTCATCATCCATCTATTGAGGGCGATATCGGCGCATGCGCGGACTTCTTCCTTTGACAACTTGACTATGTGGCTCATTTGCTCTCCTCGCAGTAGCAGGTGCAGCAATCTTCATCAGTACAGCAGTTGCACTCTTCGGTCACATTACACTTTGGGCATTGCTTTGTTGGATTGGCAGTTCCTTGGGGCACGGTAAATGTGCCGCCGCAGTCAAAGCACAGGACGATTAAATCGCTCACTTCTTCTCTCTACAATCGGCGCATACCTTCTCTGGAATGCTATAGATAATAATTGTTTTGCAATCTGTTGCCCAAGTGCCGCATTCGCTGCAATAGCCTTTAACTCCTACCTTGGTCATTTCCACCAGCCTTTGGCACTTCCATAGCCGTAGATGCCAAAGCAAATGCCCAAGGTGTTAATGACAACAATGTAAATAAGCAAACCAATAATCATTGACAGTTCTCTGCCATCCAGACTTTGAAGAGTTCTGCCGCCTCTACCATTTCGATTTCGGTGCCCATTGACTCTTCCTGCAAAAATTCCAAGAAGTCATCATCTGCCCACATAACGGGTAGGCCCTTCTCATAACCAAAGTGATATTCTTCGGTGGCCTTCTCTTTATCTGCTCGTAAAATTTCCAAAACGATTTCTGGTGTTAACTCTCTCTTCTTAAACCAATTAAACATCTGACCCTCCTAGGTCGTTACTGAGAGAAAGGCTACTGCCTAAATCGTCAAGGGCAAAATCATCTTTGATGACGTTGCTGTGGGCATAGTGATTCCTCTCGTGAGTCCGCACTCTATGGCAATTGGCACATACCACGTCGCATTTGGCGATTTCTGCCAGCATCTTCTCCCAACTGCCCGTCTCGGCTAACTTTGCTGGCTCATATCTCTTATTTTGTGGTTCACGATGGTCAAAATCTAAGACGTAGAAAGCAAATTTGCCTCCGCAGTCGCAACAGCCGTGAAATTCCTTGTATTTATGCAAAAAATCGCGTAATTGACCCTTTTTTTCGCTATTTCTGGCTATGTAGGCGGGCTTATTACGCTGATAATGCCTTTTTGAGTCTTCTCTGGCCTTTATCTTGCCCTCTGGAGTGCCTCTATCTGCTCTTGGCGACATGGGCAGCACGCTATCACGGCCGTTACTGAGAAAGAAATCTAATTAATCGAAGTATTTATTAAGAGAAGAGATAACAGATTTGGCTGAACGACGTAACTCACCTGTCTCTGATGACCAATCGCTGCCGTGGGCGTAATAGTGAGCATCTCCCAGGAGGCTAGATGCTTGATTGTCAGTCATATTGACGTGGACATGGTTCTTGTCACTTTCTTGGATATGGCTCTGTGACAGCCCCGTCTCCTCGCCCATGCGGTCGATATGGTCCGTTAGGAAATAATGGCCAGCATGACGTATTTTAAAAATGCTTTTTGGCTCGTTGAATTGCTTTCCGAGGTTGTCTGAGGCGGCCATGTGGCTATGCCTTGCCCTTTTTATTGGTGCGAAAATTATTCTGTGACCGAGAGGCTTCCATATGAAGGTCAGTTATATGAGTCATTCCAGCAATCTTTACCTTAGACCCTGGGCGAACCGTGTGCTCTTCTTCTGTGGAGTCGGGAGGCAAAATGACGTGATTGTTCATATCAAAGCCCGCCTCGTACCTCTGCTCTTCTTCACTACCTGGACGAATGCCGCCCATGTCATACCACTCTTCGGTATGAGGCTTTACAACCTGACTAGGGTGTACACGTCCTTTGAGTACGGTGGCGTGTTGACCATACTTAGGGTCAATAAAGGTAGCATTAGGGTGATAGAGAGCAAACCCATGAGCAACATTTGGGCTGGTAGACCAATGGCTACCTAACTTCTCGGTATCAACGCTCTTTGGGTCAACATTACGCAAACCTCGATACACAGTAACAAATTGCTTAGAAGAGAGGTTTCTAGGCGCTGCAGGCGGCAATGGCTTTGGTACACCTTGCTTTGGGCTCATGTGGCTATTGTGGCTCATTTTGGCTACTGCCTAGGCCTAAAACCCTTCAATCATGGCTCCGACCTGGCTGCTCTCTGGCGCGAACTCGCTTAACCGAGGGGGGTCAACTGGTCAACTGGCTTGTGTTTACATCACCACCTGACTATCAATCAGGTGGGAACGTGTTAACACGTGCTCAAAAGCATTGATATTCAATAGTTTGGTGACAATCTGGTGACGTGGCTTCGGCTACTACATCGCTACATGGCACGCTAATCGTTGGAGTAACCAGACCAGCAGACACCTGCCCACGTTGTAATCAGGTAGTAACTATGTGATTTCACATCTGAGAATAGATAACGTAATCAGGTAGTTATCTATTACCAACTGCACTCTTGGCATCATGGCTCTACGACCTGTTGGTTGATTAACTACCTGATTACATCTGTTATCTGTTACTAGTTACTATTTCAGTTGATTCAACTGGTTATAGTTCTGTAACCAGATTGCTATGTTGGTAATTGATTCATCACTCACCAACTCTGATACTTGATACATATATCTCCCTTCCGTATTACTTACTCTTCCTTCGGAGAAATTGTGTTAACTCTTTCTCTCTCTATTAATTCCTCTTTCATTCTCTATCTGTTAAATCATTACTGAGAAAAAAATCCCTGCGCCGAATTCCCACCTAGTCATCACGTCATCACGACCATGTGAACTAGTTGAACTTTCAACTACTTATTCAAGGTCACTTCAATCGCCCACGCTCATGTGTGAGCCACGTCACCAAATCGCCACCTCGCCAGATGCCCCTCTGAGCCCCTATCAGCCCCCCTCTGGGGTCATTGGGTCAATATGGGGGGTAATCGTCTCTATCGGGCTCTGGTGACCTCTGACGGCTATCTGAGCGTAAATCCCACACGCTCAATACGCCTGTGCGCCCAGACAGGCTCTACCTATCTATTACTAGCCCTGTCGCACGATGTCCCACACCTGTGGTTAAATTCTCCTAGCAACACCCCCTGCGGTCTGATTCGAATCAGAATCTCTTCGGAGCATTCGAGTCATCAACTGAAAGCGTGAAACAGGCTACGAAGTAAATCGCAATAGCGGTGAACTGATTCGAATCATTATGAATCCTTAGGGAATTCGATATCAG